CCCAAGACTTACCTCTAAGGGGGATTCTTGTATCTAAATCCTCAATAGAGGTAAAGGTTTGTTGTTCCCGTGCTTTGTCGAGTTTAGTGGCGATCGCAGCCCCAACACCCGGCAATTTAGAAAGCTCGTCAATCGTGGCTTTATTAATATCTGTTTTGGGTAAAACAGCACCAACAACAACGGTTTCAGTGGGATAGGCTTTGGGAATTGTACTCGGAGCTTCTACAGAAAATGAGATGCTATTCTCAACTTTCACGTCCGAGTTATTGATAGTTGGGGTTAACACTGCATCGGGACTTTTGGCTTCGTCCTGTTGCAAAATATCAACCCGTGCTAACACTTCCTCTGGTAATTCGCCGGGGTTATAGATTCGAGGGTGATAGATATTCCCTCGATTGACCGCCATTTTGAGAAGCTTTACAGGTCTAGTGGTATCTATCATGCGACTGTCCGACCTCCCAATAAGTCAGGCTGTGGGAAGAAAGGAACCATTTTGCCAACGCAGTAGGAACGGTCACGGGGTGGGGAAGTTTGCAATTGTTCTGTTTTGACAAACAGACCGGATCTCCCTTCATTTTCAATTGTGGGGCCGAACAATCGTTTACCCATGCCAGAGGTCAGGAAACAGTAGGCGTTATCGTTCAGGTAGCGACCTTTGACTGTTTGACCCGGAGCCGTTTCAATTTCGTATTGGGCATCGTAAATCTCTAATTGAGTTTTGGACATTGCCAGTTGAGGGACGACCCGCATTAAAATCTCAGGTGAAACGGCACTAGCCACACCCGCAGCCGGAACATTAGACAGCATCCCAGTGGATAACGCTCGGTTACGGGTTGATTCTTGTCTGGAAAGGTGAATAGCCAGACGGTTACTCATCACAATCTTGTCTGGGTAATAACCCTTCTTGTCATAGAAGTTGAGTAGATGATCCTCAATATCCTGTAACCCCGTGGCAGTAGTGTAAGCATCCCATTTAGCCGTTGTCGTCAAAGCAGTAGGATACTGATCGGCTGTAGTGGTATATTGCAATTTAGCCGTTACACCGGATCGGGGGTCGGTATAACTGACTTGACCCGACTGTAATACTTGCCAAGTCAGAACGTTTGCAAGTTTGACAACTCTAGGCTGTAGACTGGCAACGGAACCAAACAGCATATCAACGAATGTCTGGGACATATTGCCCGGCAACATCCGTTTAAACTTCAGCATTTGCTCCTGCTTTTTCTCATCCCAGTTATGGGCGATCGCCAGCTTAAAGAAGTCTCCATCAAACTTAATTAAGCTACCCGCGCCCGTTGAGACAACCTCACCATCGGTAGAAATCACAGAAGCGATTGCTAGGTTTTGTTTAACAAGATATGCCAACACATCAGGGTCATCGGAAAACTCAAGGGTGACAAAATCATCCATCAGTTTATATTGACTCAGAACCCCCGGATCGGGTTTTTTGCCCATCCGTTGCAGGAGGGATTCTTTATCAGGGTCAACCAGGAATTGAAAAGTATCTTCATACAAAAGTTGAACTTGTGCAGCCGATACAGTATTTAAGAAATCTGCAATGTACATTAATTAATTCCCTCCGTTAAGGAATAAAGGTTAACTTTGGCAATTGGGTTTGAATGTCACCGTCAATGTATGGCAACGCATCAATATAAACGACACCACCTGAGTACGGAGCGATAAACTGATCACCGTCATAGAGCGAGATACTGTTATTCAACACACCGACAACAACATCCCCAATCGTACCGATCTTGGCTCCAATTGCCAGAGACGCATTACCACCTTGAGGGGTAATGGTTAGGGTTCCGATTGCCGTAGAAACATCAGCAACCGCAGTTCCCAAAGTGCCAGCAACACCCTGAGCTACCGTTACAGCCGTTGTGAAAATGATTCCTTCTTGATCGGTAGTTAATGTTAGGACACCGCCCGGAGTTGTCACACGGATTTCTTCTAAGGGAGAAGACCCAGATTGTGCTTTGGTGATAGCAGTTTTTAATCCATCAGCTACATTCTGATTTGATGCAGCCGTAGCTGTGTAAGAAATGGGAACGCCGTTAATAGAAACAGTAAAAATATTGCCAACAGCAACCGAGGCAAAAGTAACGGTCGTAATCTGTCTTTGATTCAAGGAATCAATACCCGTCACAGTCCCAAATAGCGGGGCTGTAGCTGCACGAATAGCGGTTTCTTCTGTGTATCGTGAAACCCCTGGTGCTGCAATGTAGCGAAGTACATCTCCAATCTTGAAAACCTGGGGGCATTCCACAATTACAACAGTTTCACCGGAAACATAGGGAGCAAGAATTTTGGATCTACCCAATGGGCGATGACCGCCTGTAGATTTCTTAGCAAGAAAAACACCCGCAGGAACGGATTTAGATCCTGCAATAGATGGGATGTCCGACTCCTCTAAGCAGCAAGAAAACGCGGCTTCGGTATTAGTATTTACCGCGATAATTGGAGGGTCTGAATAAAAACGGGTTACTTTCATTTTTTCTCCTTAAACGTATCCATTACGGGTGCGGAATGACTGAATAGATTGCACATCTTCATGGGAGAAGTTGGTATCAATCGGGTCATTAGCCATTTGTCCAAATTGAGCGATAGGGCCGCGAGCGTTGGCAATATAAAGATAATATTGCAGACGATCTAACTGTTGACCCGGTGGGACGCTTAACCCTTCACAAGCCGAGGAAAATTGAGCCGTCCGATCTTGACCCGTCTCAAATTCTCCAATCAGTAAACGGCGCTCATGGGTTGTTAAAATCCCATTGGCAATCATCTGATCACATTGGCGCTCGATAGCTCGGAGTGTTTCACCAATGGCTTGCTGTTCCTTGAGTGCCTCAAATTCGGCGCGAAGTCCGATGTCAGCATTCATGGTGGCAACGGGTTCAGCATAGATGCCTTCACTCAGGGAGTAGGAATCATCGGGAGATCCCCCTAACTCAGTAAAAGCATTCGCAGCTAGACTCACAAAATCGTTGTAATCTTGACCGCCCAATTGGAAAGCGTCTGCTAATTCGGCGGCGGTTTCGGGTTCGATTGCCAGCGTCCCATCAAACAGGCTAGAAATATCTCGCCCGTCTAATCCGGTGATTTCACTAACAACAGCAACACCATCTTTAATTGAGTTGAAACGTTGCTCAATCAAACCCGCTAAAGTTTGACCAAATCCCTGAGAAAATGAAGCAACATACCCCATATTTTGGGAGTATTCTTCCATTTCTTCCTCATCTTCCATTCGGGATTCTTCTACATCAATACCAAAAATTTGATAAAGAGTAGAGGCAAAATCTTCAATTCCTTCTGCAATTACATCATCTATTTCTTCTTCGCCTAAGACTTCCCCATCCTCTTGATTAAGGGCGGTTTGAGCTAATTCAAGAAATGCCGAAAATGTTTCCGTTGAGTCATGAACTTCCTCGAAAGTTGTTGACTCTAAGATTGCTTGAATTTGACTAAGTGAATCCATCTATTTTCTCCTAACTTGTTCTACAATAACTTTTCCATTTTTGGTTCTTCTGCGACGGGAAAACATCTTTCCTGCGCCGATACCGATAGCAGCTTCAGGTCTTAATAAGATGAGAAGTCCTTGTCTAACTCTTGAATGTTTTTTGAGGTATTCTCTGTTATCTTGCCTGAGTTGACTACGACCATATAAAGCTCCTAGTCCTACACTTCCAATTGCAGCCGCGCCATACAATAGGGCATTAAAAGAAGCTAATTGATTTCGATGTTTAACCCTCCAAATAATAATCATTTCCTGTTTACCTGTTCTATGATTATTTTGCCTTTTTTGGTTCTCCGCCTTCGGGTGAAAGCAGATCCACCAGTACGACCTTTATTGGCTTGGGCAACTGGGAGCATAACCTGTCTTAAAACATTGGGATCTCGAAGGTTTTTGCCTTCAGATTTTGCAGAATCTAAAGCCTTTTGCAAGGTTTCTCTTTGACGTTCTGCCCCTTTGTTTACCCGCTCTATTCGACCAAATGGGTTGAAGCCAAATTGAGCAAAAGAGGGTGATCTTATTCTTCTTATAATTATCATTTTCTTCTAACCCTCTCAATAATTTGTTTACCGTTTTTTGATCTGTGTTTTCTCCAGAAATAATGAGCGGTTGCGGCAACACCTATCCCTAACGCAGCACCAATTAACGGAGCGGGTATTCCACTGCTGTTTATTGTAGTTTTAAAGCCACTGCTCACAGAAGGAGCTAGGCTTCCCGTTGAGACTTTAGGGGGAGATATATTCTTTCCTTTTGCATTCCTTTTTACGAACCGATCAAAAGAGTAAAAACCCCTTAGATCTACACCAGGACTAAGGAGTCGTGGAGATGGAGGCATTTTGGGATTCCCTTTTGGGTCTACTTTGCGACTAAATGGCTCATCCCACGGATCTGAGATCCCTCTGTATGATTGCTTTGTGTTTTGAGCTACTTTTTTGGCAAAATTGCACTGGAATGTTTGACCTAATTGCTCAGGGGTAAAAAGCCCAAAAGAAGTAGTTTTTTTGTGTATAA